TGAAGCGCGTCACGACGACCATCGATCCGCGTATCGTCGACAACGTGGTGGACTGGGCGGACTTCATGTTCCCGTCCATCGAGGACTTCGGCGTGGCGGTCCGCCTCATGGACGAAAGAGATTGGAAAAACTGGGCCTCTGGGTTATCAAGTATCGCGTCTCTCGCCGAGCTTGGAGTTCCAAATGCGTATCAGTTTGACGATTGGCGCGAATGGGCGATGCGTTTCAACGACGTGATTAGTCAGGGATCGTAGGATGGCGATTGCAGGTGCAGGAGGACTTGGCTCGCTTCAGGCTGGCACGCTCAGCGAGTTTGATCCGCTGTATAACTATGCGAAGACCGCGCCAATCCTGTCCCTGAAGGGCAACACGGAATACGAAAATCTTGATTTTCAGCCGCTGCCGGGAACGAACTACAGGCTTGTGGTTGGCGGCAATGTAATTGGAACGGCGTCTTCGCCGGCAGAGGTTGCCGCGCTAGTAGATGCCGCGAATAAGATTTCCGCTCAGGGCGGTGCCGCGGTTGACGTGCGTCTGCAGCAGGAAGTGCAAGCCGCGACGCGATCAGGTGAGGCGATCACGGCGTTTAACGACATTTACGCCAACAAAGAAAACAACATGGGGGCGCTTGAGACCCTCATACCGCTTGCGCTGTCCGTCATGGGTGGCGCCGCTCTTGGGCCGTTATTGGGTGGCGCTGGCGCCACGGGCAAAGTCGGCCTTTTGGGAGCGAGTAAACTCGCCGGTGCGGCGGGTGCCGGTCTGGGCTCTGCGGCTGGCAGCCTTGGCGGGAATCTGTTGGTCGGAAATAATCTCGAAGAATCTTTGATCAAAGCTGGGCTTTCCGGTCTCACCGCTGGCGTTCTGAAGGGCGTGATGCCGGGCGGCAGCACCGGCGGCATAACTGGAACTGAAGTGCCGTTTACTGACGTCGCTCCAATTGGGTCTCTTGGTTTTGGCCTAAACGCCGCTTCTACTTTCATACCGGCGTTTACAAATCCCATCACGGGCGCGCTTGGTGCCGCGGGAAGTAGTCTGCTTTCTGGCGCTGGGAACGAAATTCTTGTGGAGGGCGCTAGGACAGGTCTCGGTTCGGCTGCATCTGCTATCGGTGGGTCTTTAGCGCCGTCCGTTTTTAACGCCGGCACGATGCCACAATTTCAAAACGTTGATCTTTCTGAATATCGCTATCGACAAGAAGGCGATCCTGAAGGGACATTTAGAGACCAGAACGGGGTTCTGCGGGACAACGCGTATCCGAACGAAATTGTCGTGACAGCCAATGGGGCGAGTCCGTCTAATCTGACGGCGGGTATTGGCGGCACCGCAGGCAACCTCATCACCGTTACGAATCCTCCGCTGGGTGGCACCAATGCGGAAACTGCTGGTGGCGCAGGCAACCTCATCACCGTTACGAATCCTCCGCTGGGTGGCACCAATGCGGAAACTGCTGGTGGCGCAGGCAACCTCATCACCGTTACGAATCCTCCGCTGGGTGGCACCAATGCGGAGACCGCTGGTGGCGCAGGCAACCTCATCACCGTTACGAATCCTCCGCCGGGTGGCACCAATGCGGAGACCGCTGGTGGCGCAGGCAACCTCATCACCGTTACGAACCCTCCGCCAAATAGGCCACCTCCTCCGCCACCGCCGACGGCTGATGAAATCGTCGTCACAAGCAAGAAATATCCGTTTACTATTTCACCCAATTCTCTCACCGGCTTGATTTCTGAGCCGCTGTTCCCGCCGAATGGCACCCAAACGGATCCGCCTAAGACCACCAAGCAGAAAGTTCTTGCTACCCTGAAGACCATTGCTGGTCTCACGCCGCTGCTCGGCGTGCTCGCTGAGGCTGTTGGTGGCGGCGGTGGTGGTGGGGGCACTCTGGATCCCGGCCCCGGTCTTACCCGGGGAGGAATCGGTGGTGGTCGGATTCGAAATCCTGCAACCTTTGATCCGTTCACCTATGGTCAGCGCGAAGGCGAGTTTGATTTCTTCCGTAACGCGCCCGCTACGACTGGCACCGTGACCGGCATTGGCGGGACGGGAACAACCGGCACCACAACGACGGGAACAACCGGCACCACAACGACGGGAACAACCGGCACCACAACGACTGGCACGACGACGGCTGGCACACCCGGTCCCGCCGCAACCGCAGCCGAAGTTCGCGCGGCCTTCCCGGGGTATACCAATATTCGTCAGGCCGCCGATGGTCGGTGGTTTGGCGAGCCCATTCCCGGTTACACGGCGAGCGGACCGGCCCCGACTGGTTTGCGCGTAACTGCTGGGAGCACCTTTAACCCGACGGTTGAAGATTACCGGCTTTTCAACCCGGGCTTTGAGAGCATTGAGCGGGACGCCGCTGGGCAGTTTATCGGCACACGCTTCGAGGACGTCCCGGGGACGCCGACTACGACGACGGTGCCGCGCACGTACACAGAAGCCGAAATTCGCAGCCTATTCCCGAATTATACGAGCTATACTCAGAGCCCGACTGGCCAGTGGACGGGTTCGCGCACGACCTCGACGCCGCGCACATACACAGAAGCAGAAATTCGCACCCAATTCCCGGGATACGAGAGTTACGGACAGGAAGCGGACGGCCAATGGTACGGCGTTAAGAGTGAGTCGGCTCCGGCTCCTAATACACAGACCGGCGGCCCCGCATTGGCCGAAGGTGGTGAAGTCGACGACGATATGGTAAGGCACCTTATTGAGTATCGTAAAGGTTGCGGTCACATAGGCCCGGGAGAGGTTAAGGGCATCGGCAGCGGTCAGGAGGACAAGATCCCCGCTTGGCTTTCTGACGGCGAGTATGTCTGGAGTGCGCAGGATGTCTCCGATCTTGGCGATGGTTCGAACGCTGAAGGCGTCCGCCGCCTTGACCGTATGCGGAAGATGGTGCGTCAGCAGGCGGGACGTAAAGACGTGAAAAAGATTGCGAAGCCGCAGCGTGGAATTGAAGATATGCTGAAGATGGTGCGTAAGGGTGCAGGACGCAAGGACGTGAAAAAGATTGCGAAGCCGCAGCGTGGAATTAAGAATATGCTGAAGGCTGTCGGAGGTGCAGTGTAATGGCTACGCAGACTACCCAGACTCAGACTATCCTGCCGCAGTGGTATACTGATTACGCCACGAACCTTCTGACCAAGGCGGAAGCCGCCACTTCGCAGCCGTATCAGCGGTATGACGTCGCCCGCATCGCGCCGTTCCAGCAGGAGCAGCAGCAGGCGTTTGACCTGTATAAGCAGGGCATGGGCTCATACCAGCCCTACCTGAGTTCGGCGACGCAGGCTCTCGGTCGCGGCACGGGATCGTTTACGGATACTGGCGTCGCTGAGCGTTACATGAACCCGTACATCCAGAACGTCATCTCTGGGATCGGATCGACGGCGGCGCGCAACCTGTCTGAGAATATTCTGCCGCAGCTTAATCGTACCTTCGTGGGCAGCGGTACGTTCGGCGGCTCGCGCAGTGCTGAGTTCATGCGCCGTGCGGTTCGCGACACGCAGAGCGCAGCGCTGGGCAAGCAGATGGAAGCGATGGCCGACGCGTATAAGTCGGGCGCTGATCTGTATGGCACCGAAGCCAGTCGCGCGCTCACAGGGGCGCAGCAGTATGCGCAGCTGGGCGACACGGCTCAGCAGCAGCGCCTGCGTGAACTGTCTGGTCTGGAGTCCATCGGTGCGAAGCGTCAGGAACTGGCGCAGACGTCGGCGAATCTGGCGTATGAGGACTTCCAGCGTCAGCGTGATTACCCGCTCACGCAGTTGCAGCAGTTGGCAGGCATTGGCGGCACGCCTTCGGCGCAGGGGACCGGTACAACGATTACGAACCAGCCGGGCACGTCTGGCTTGGGCTCCGCTCTGGGCTTGGCTGCGACGATTGCCGGCGGTCTGGGTTCTACCGGCGCGTTTGGTAAAACGGGCTGGCTGACGGGCCTGTTCAAGAAAGAGGGCGGCGCGATTGAGAGCCCCGTCAAGGATGGGAAGCGTAACCTGAAGAGCCCGATGCACGGGCTCGGCTGGCTGAAGGATGTGCGCTGATGGCTGCGATGGATATGAGACGGGCTCGCGCTATCGCGGAGCAGATGATCAAGTCAGGGCAGAATAAGGGTCTTGGTCTTGAAGACCTTGTGCAGCAGATCATTGCTGAATCAGCGGGTGCGGGTGCGCCCGGTACGGCGATTGGCGCCGCGCTTGCGCCCGTCACCCTGACGCCGGCTGCGACCGCTCCGATGCAGCCGGGTGTGCCGTTGAGAGCACCGAAGCCGACGACTGAGATGCTGCCGCAGCCGCAGGAGCAGGAACTGCCGGTGGCTCCGCAGCGTGCAGCGCGTCCGTCGCGCTATCAGCCGGAACTGGACAGGGTTATGGCTAACATTGCCGTCGCTGAGCAGGCGATGGCGGGTCAGCAGCCGAACGTGACGGATCAGATTCGTATTGGTGAATTGAAGCGGCAGGCCGAAGTGCTTGGGGCTTTGGTGCGGGCGGAGCAAAGCCCGGAAGCCGAAATCCCCGAAGAGATGCGGGCCGCTATGGAGGGTCGTCAGGCACGTATCACGCGTCGCGAAGAGTTGCTGGGCGAACAGCAGGCTCGTGCACCGTTCGCGGCTCTGCTGGCTGCTGGTGCAGCGGGCACACAGGGTCGTCGCGGTGAGACGGATGTTGAAGCTATAACACGCATTCTTCAGGCTGGCTTCGGCGGCTACGATCAGAGTCGCCGCGGCTTTGAAGAGGGTACCGAAAACATCGCTGAGGCGCGCGATCAGGCGATGATTGATCGTTATAATATGCAGGAGAAGGCGCGCGAGGCTGCCCGTCAGCGCGCGCTTGAAATTATGGGCATCGGTGAGAAGGCTGAAGAGCGGGCGGTCAGAAATGTGCGGTTGCCAACGCAGCTTGCGACCGAGAAGGCTCAGGCGGATCTGGCTGAGTTTAAGGCGAAAGTGGCGCCTGAGGAGTTCGCGACGGAGCAAGACGTCAGGCGCGCTCAGGCGGCGAATTATCGTGAAATTTCTGGCGGCGGTCGTGGCGGGGTCGACGTCGAAGGTCGCGCCGACCGCGCTGAAGCAGGCAAGGCTGCTGCCCGGTATCGCGGTTATGCGGCAAGGTATGAGGCTTTGCGCGCGGCCAATCCGGGCGCGACAATGCAAGCTCTCAGGGAGGCTGACCCAAAAACCGTTGATGATTATCTGGCGGCTAAGGCTGAACTTGAAGGGTATTCATCTGAGCTAGAGCGGACTCAGGGTTTCACCCCGTACATTGGCGGGCGCAATCCCTCGGTTGGCGCGCTTACCGGCGGAAGGAAGCCTCCTGTTGCCGGGGCGCGCCTCGCTCCCGATGGAAAATACTACGTGCCAGATCCGAAGCGACCGGGTAAGTATTTGCAGGTCGGTTAACAAGGGCTGAGAGATGGTTCGCTACAAGCCGGTCGATTACGATCCATTCGCGCCAGCTTCGAGCAAAGTCTCACTGAAGCCGGTCGACTTCGATCCGTTTGCGCCGAAGAAGAAGGAAGACGAGGAAACCTCTGTCCTCCGCGACGTAGGCGGCGCGCTCGTTCGCGGCGCTGGTCAGATCGTATCTCTTCCGGGCCAGCTTGCCGGCCTTGTTACCGGCGACATGGACAACATCTCCACGCGCGCGGGTAAGGCCGTTGAGGAGTTTGGCGAGGAACTCCAGACAGAGGCTTTCCGTGAACGCCAGCGCCAGCAGGCAGAGCGCGTGGCGGAGGCCGAGAAGGAAGGCTTCCTCTCTGCCTTCGGACAGCAGGCCAAGGAACTACTGACCGATCCTCTGTCGCTGGCGGCAGGCATCGCACAGACGGCGCCGGCTATGATCGGTACGGGCGGCGCTGGCCTTGCTGGCCGCGCTCTGGCTGGACGTCTGATTGGCCAGCAGGCAGCGAAGCGTGGCGCTCTGGCAGGCGCTGCCACTGGTGAGGCCGCTATCGTTGGTGGCGACGCGGCGCAGGCTACCTATGACCGCGTGAGTCAGATGCCGCAGGAAGTGGTGGCGCGCTCAGAAGCGTATCAGGCCGCCATCGCGGAAGGCGCGACACCTGAAGAGGCACGTAACGCTGCGGCTATCTCTGCTGCTCGCCGTGCTGCTGCTGTCGCCGCTCCGATTGCGGCTGTCACTGGCCCGCTTGGTCTTGAAGCCGCGTTGCTGACCGGTGGCTTGCGTCGGGGTGTTCTTCGCGGTGGGGCTGAAGGTGCCATCCGTGAAGGCGGCACCGAAATCGTTCAGGAAACCGGGCAGGGCGTTGCTGAGAACATCGGCGCGCAGGCCATCGATCCGAACGTCGCATTGACCGAAGATCTCGGCGGTCGCGCGGCTGCTGGCCTGATCCTTGGCGGCACAATGGGCGGCGGAGCAGGCGCTATTAGCGGCTTGCGTGGGCCGGAAGCTGAGCCGGAAGCTGAGCCGGGAACAGAGCCGCCTCCGCCGCCGCCGGCTGGGGAGCCTGAGGCTGGGCTTGGCGTCCCGGCTACGCCCTTTGGCGCTCCTCCCGCCTCTGAGCCGCCGCCGTCTCGCCCTGCTGGTGAGACCGTTACGATTGAAGACGACGAAGTAACTATTGAATATCCGGATGGCAGGCTTGAGACCATCCCCCGTGAGGAGTGGGATGCAAGACAGAAGGCGGCTGCTCCTCCGGTTGAAACGCCTGCCGCTGAGCCTGTGGCTGAACCGGTCGCTGAGCCTGTGGCTGAGCCTGTGGCTGAGCCTGTGGCTGAGCCTGTGGCAGCAGCTGTGCCAGAGCCGACGACAGAACCCGCGCCCAGCCCTAACAACACGGAAAAGCGTTCGCAGGTTGGCGTTGTTACGTTCGATCAGAAATCCGGCATTGGGCAGGTGCCTTACAATCAGAACGTAGACTACAGAGGCTTCACGGCGATGATGAGGCCGTCGAAGTTCCTTGAGCTTGGCGCCGATCTGGAGGCGCCTCTGCAGAGCAGCCTTGATTATCTCACCAAGGAAATCTCTTCAGGGAAACCTGTAGGCTCTCCATTCTTGATTGTAGATTTTGAAACGGGCAAGGTCAGCGGTCACGACGGTCGCCATCGCATGACGGTGATTCGGGATCTCAATAACGATCAACCCGTCCCGGTCCATTTTTTTGGAAAGGGAGAGCAGCGGGCAAGGTCTCTCGACGCTGACAAGATTCGCTCATTTGCCGCCAACCTGACCAGCGAGAACGGTCGTCCGTCTGCTGACAATTTTTCTGAAGCGTTTCTGCAGGGGACGACCGTTGGTGCTACACCCTCCGCGCCTTCCACTGAACCCGTGTCTAGGTATGCATCGGTCGAAACGCCTTCTGGTCCGATTGATATAACGCCTCCGAAGGGATCCATATCCGCCACTCCGATTGAGAACGTCAAGCCGATCACGCCTGAGCAGTTCGCCGCTGCGGAAACTGCGACTGCTGAAATTCAGAAGATGATTGCCGGCAAGACGGTGCAGCAGGTGGCACGTGAACTGGGTCAGAATGCCATCCTCGACACCACTCGGGCTTTCATGCCGCGTGTTGCAAACATTTTGGATGAGTTCGAGAAAGTTGGTATCCAGCTTCGCATTGGCGTTCAGACTAAGGGCAAGCAGGGCCTGCCCGGCATTCAGCTTAAAACGACTGAGCGGGGTCTGACTTCTTGGCGATTGTCAGAACCGTCGGTGAGCGTCGTTGTGGGCGGCATGGATGCGATTATCCCCGGCACAGCTGAAAGAACTCTGGCTCACGAGCTTATCCACGCGGTTACTATACTTGCGATTGATAAGGCGGATAAACTCCCTCCCAACTCTGAAATCAGCAAGGCGGTTAAAGATTTGAAGGACCTGTCTAGGGTCGTTGCAAAGAGGATGCGTGAAGACGAGAAAGCTGGGACGCTTGGATGGACTAAGAAGTTTAGGATTTACCGTCAAGATCCCAACGAGATCCTTGCGTGGGGCCTGACTGACAGCAACTTCCAAAACTATCTGAAGACCATCCCGACCAAGACGGGCAATGCGTTCACAGACTTCGTGCGCTACATCGGCAAGCTGCTTGGCGTTGCTCCGAAGGATCAGAACGCGCTCGCTCGGCTGATTGAGATTTCTGACAGAATCATTCCAGAAAGTCAGGCGGGGATTGCCGATGTGACCGCTGGCGTTGTAGCGTCTGCGGTTGGCATTGGCGGGACTGGTGGCGGGACTCCGCCATCACCCCCTTCGCCCACGCCTCCTTCACCCCCGCCGCCTCCGCCACAGCAGCCCCCGGCACCACCGCCACCTCCCATCACGCCGACCAAAGAGACGCGCGTCGAAGGGTGGGCCCGCAAGATCATCGACCGCTTCGAGCGGCTGCGCGTGGTGCAAAACCTTGGCCAGCTGCGCGCTGGCATCGAGGGTTTCTACGAGGCTGCCCGCAAGTTCGATAGCCGTGCCGGTGAACTGATGGCGAAGTTCAACCGGGACTACTTCCAGCCCATTGAAAAGATCATGAAGGAGGCTGGGCTCAATCTGGAGACGGTCGACGCCTTCCTCTATGCCCGCGCCGCGCCGGCTCGCAACGCGCGCCTGAAGGCTAAGGCAGAGAACGAAATCCGCACCAAGATGTACAATAAAATCATCAGCGAGATGGAGGCTGATGGCGCTACCGAAGCGGAAATCCAAACAGCCATCATTGACGCGGACGCCGACGTTCAGGCGGCGATTGCAAAGGCCGCAGCTGACGGCAAGATTCCTGAATCCGGTTCCGGCATGACGGATCAGGAAGCCGACCGAATAATGAACGGCTACCGAGGTCAGGATTACTTCCCGGCCCTTGAGCGCATCGGCGAGATCTTCAACCGCGCCAACAAGGAGCGGATGGAAAACAACATCCAGCGTGGCCTCGTGTCCCGTGAAATCGGCGAGCAGCTGCTGCGCGAAGAGCCAGACTACGTCCCAATGAAGGGCTTTGTCTTCGACGAGAACCTGACTGAGCCCGCTGAGGACTTCGAGGACGTGATGGGCTACGGCGGCAGCGGCTTCGGTGTCAGCGTCCGCGAGTGGTACGATACGCGCGGTCGCACCAGTCTGGGCTTCTCCCCGCTTGGCACGTTTGTCTCCGACGTGGGCACGTCCATCGTTCGCGGCGAGCGCAACCGCGTTGGCCAGAAGCTGATGACGTTCTTCATCGATAACCCGTCTGAGTCGTGGAAGGTGTTCAGCTATCGGAACCCGCCGCGCAATCGGAACGGCGACATCCAGCGCCCGTCGCCGTTCGACCCGAACTTCATGGTGGTGAAGCGCGGCGGCGACACGTTCTACCTACGCATCGATGACCCCCTGTTGGCGAAGGCCGCGAAGAACCTGAACCCGCAGCAGATGAACTCGCTCCTGCAGATTTCGAGCAACCTGACGCGCATGCTGTCACGCTCGTTCACGACGGCGAACCCGGACTTCTTCGTGCCGAACGTCTTCCGCGATCTGCAGTCCGCTGCGCTGAACCTTGGTGCTGAGGCGCCCGGGCTGCTGAAGGCTTTCAGGGATAAGATTAAGGACGGCAAGGCATTCCGTAGTGTCGCAGCCTTCGAGTATGGCCGTGAGGGCGGAGATCCCGCGCTGCGCGAACTGTACGAGCAGTTCAAACTCGACGGTGGATCGGTGTCGTGGGTGCAGCGCGAGACGCCGCAAGAGGCCGCGGCTCGGATCCAGAAGGATCTGAAGACGGTCAATGACAGCCTGAAGGATTTGAAGGACGCCCGCAGCGCCAAGCAGGCTATCGAAGCTGTGTGGAATCCGACCGGCAAGGGCTTCCGCGCGATGGTCGGTGCCCTCGAAAGCACCAACGCCACCTTCGAAAACAGTGTCCGCTTCGCCGCTTACAGGGCGGCGCTCGAAATCGGCATGACCCGCGAGCAGGCGGCTATGATTTCCCGTGAGGCGACCGTGGACTTCAACCGTCGGGGTGAGGCTGGCGCTCTGCTGAACGCTCTGTACGCCTTCTTCAATGCCGGCATTCAGGGTAGCGTCCGCACCGCGCGGGCGCTGTCGAACAACCCGTTGAAGACCGGCAAGCTGTCCACCACGCAGGCGGCGCTGCTCGGCATGATGACCACGGCTGCCACGTTGGCAGCTGCGAACGCGGCGCTGTCCGACGAAGACGATGACGGCAAGCTCTTCTGGGATAAGATCCCGGACTACGAGAAAGAGCGCAACCTCATCATCATGAACCCGCTGGACGGTAAGACCTATACCAAGATCCCGATGCCCTACGGCTTTGGCTTCTTCCCGTATCTGGCAACCCGGACGATGGATGCCGCCCGTCGCGGTGACGATCTCGGCGCTGTCGGTCTGGACATCGCAACTGCCGGCCTTGGCAACTTCTCGCCAGTGCAGTTCAGTGCCGGCAACATCCCCAGTTCGATTGCCCGCGCGGCAACGCCGACGATGGGCAAGCCGTTCGTTGAACTCATGCTCAACGAGAACTTCATGGGCAAGCCGATCTACAATGAGCCGTTCGACAAGGGTCAGTCCTACGCCTCTGTCGCCCGGTTCAATACGCCCGAAGGATATAAAGAACTGTCCCAGTTCCTGAACGACATCAGCGGCGGAGAGGGTAAGCTCAAGGGCAACCTGAATGCCCCTGCTGAGAGCTTCGAATACCTCACAGAGTTTGCCTTCGGTGGCGTGACCAATCTGGCCAAGTCACTCTATCGGACGGGCGAAGAGGGTGATGCCGTGGCCGCTCCTGTGGTTCGTCGCCTTGTTGGCCAGCCGGGTAAGGGGCGCAACGTGGGCGAGTATTACGAGCGCGAAGAGCGGGCACGCGTCGTGAACCAGCAGATGAAGGAACTGACCGGTCTTGAGAGGCGTGCGCTGATCGAGAAGTTCCCGGCGGAAACCAATCCGCGTGTCCAGTCGGCCTTGACCGCTACCCGCTCTGCGGTTCGTAAACTGAACGAAGAGCGCAAGCGCATTCGGAATCTGGACATCGATGAGGGCGTGAAGGCTGAGCGCCTTGAGGCTCTTCGGGAGCGCACCGATGCGGAGTTCGTGCGCTTCAACCGGATCTACAATCAGGTAGAAGAGGCGACCCGCTAAGGTCGCCTCTCTCATCCCTCAGAACGGGACTTCGTCGTCCAGCGGACGCTGCGGCGCTGGCTGCCGCTGAGCGGGTGCTGCTGACCGCTGCTGGGTGGGCTGAGCGCCGTCCTGCTTGGGCTCATACATCGAGACGATGATGCTCTCGCGGCCATCGTTGCCGCCGACACCGGCAGGATTAAACGTGCGGTCGAGCAGGATGTAGGGGCCGTTCTGCCCATCCATCACGACGCCGACATTCTTGAAGCGGCCCTTGGTCTGGCCTTGGCCGTCAGTGTATTCGCCAACCTTGACGACCAGATCGTATTTCTTACCCATTCACTCTCTCCTCAGTTAAACAGTTTGCGCAGCTTCAAGGCGCCGCGCGGTGCCATCAGTTCGGCTTCGTCGAGATAGCCGTTGTGCAGATCTCGCCACTCGCCACGCTCTTCCGGTGTCAGCTTCGCGACGATTTCGCATGCGGCCTCGCACCATTCATCCCAATCGACCATGTCGCCTTCTTCCTGCGGCTCCAGAATGTCGATGTGGAGTTCCTTCTTCTGGCGCGGTGCTGCCGTTGTCTTGGCGGCCAGCTTCTCTTCGAGGCTCTGCACCTGCACTTCTGCAGCCGGGGCTTCCTCGAAGTCCGTGATGTCGACTTCGCTGCCGGCATACTCGTCAGCCTCGACGACACCTTCTGCCTGATTGTCCACGGCCACAGCGCGCTGCGCTTCGGTCGAGAGCGGCATGTACTTGCTGGCGCGGCGGACCACGGTCTTGCGCCACATCTCGGCTTCGTCCGTCTTCCACGGGCCGACGATGTTGCCGTCCTTGGTCTTGGCCGATGAGCGGTCACGGATGGCAAGGATCTGTTCTTTGCTCATCACCTCGAACTGGGTCTCGCCGTTCTTCAGTTTCCACACGCAGTAGGCACCGACCATCGCGCCGCGATTGGACAGGCCGTGCTTGTGGACGATGCTGGAGTCCAGACCTTCCACAACCTCGAACAGATCGTTCTCGTGAACCAGCCGGCTCTCGATCTTCAGCACCTCACCCGACTGCATGGCCAGCTTCATGAGGCCCTTATAGCGGGGCCGGAATTGCGCCACGTTCTTCTTCAGGCGCCCATCCCACACCTTCAGGATATCTGCCTCACCCATGTTCTTGTTGAGGCTCAGGCCCAGTTCTGCGGCGCTCAGGCATGCCTTCAGCAGCGAGCCACGGTCGCAGTCCAACAGGTCCATGTTGTCGGCCACAGCGGCGACGACGATGCCTTGGAACTTATCGACGGTCATGGCCTGCGGAAGCAGGCTGCGCAGGTGGCTCTCGCGCATGGCGAGCTCCTGCTTGAACCGATCCATCGGTTTGGCCGGGAGGTTACTTGTTTGCATTGTTCTGCTCCTCTTCCATGTCTTCGATCATGAGTTCAATCGCGCGCTCAACGGTGGCGCGCAGGGTGGGCTTGAGTGGGTGGCGTCCAGCCACTGAGCGTAGCTTGCCCAGCAGTTCGCGGTTTACCCGCATCATCACGTCTTCTTTCTTCACTTTGACACCGTCACTTTCTTGTAGCCGGAGCGGGCGCCGTAGAACGTGCCGATCATCTGCTCCGTGATCTCAGTGCCGACCGACGCCTTGATGGTGCTGATCGACAGCTTGTGGTCGCCGCACTTCACGACGGCCTTGTCCTGCGACGTGTTCATCTTCTTCATCTCCTCGATGCTGAGGGTCAGAAGCTCGGTCTTCGCTGCGTCCTTCTTGGCCTTGGCCTCCTTCTCAATCGCAGCGTTCTCCTGATACGTCTGGAACAAGTGGGCATGCTCCGTGGTGAGCGTCACCTCAGACATGGGCACGAAGTCCAGCAGACGCACGACGGCGTCTCCGTCCTTATTGAAGTCCACCGGTGGTTCTTCGCCTGCCCGGACGCTGTCCCAGAACTTCGCGACATGAGATTTAATTTTCGAAATTATTTCCACGCTGCGAGGAACCTTCATGCGGCGTGGCTCGTTCCGTATCAGCGCGATCAGCCAGCCATACTCAGCGCCAGTGCAGGCCATCTGGTGCAGAACCTGAAGGACGTAGTTGTCGGGAGCGCAGGTGATCGTGTCACCTTCGTATTCCCAGCCGTCACCGTGGGCCGACCACTTGATCTCGACCGGGTGACCGCCGTCCGTCTGGAAGTCCAGCGATGCGCCCATGCCGGGACAGTCGTCTGCGGTATAGTAATCGACGACCTTCTCGATCTTCATGTCCCAACGATGCGCCGCCCAGTTGGCGATGCCGCTTTCAAGGAAGGTGCCAGCCTGAACGGACTTGTTGCCCGAGAGATCTTCAGGTGGCAGCTTGCCAGACTTCTCCATCCACAGCTGCCATAGCGTCGTGAACGGGGACATATCGAACAGCGCCGCGACTTCGCTTGCGCCGATGTGTTGAGATCGTAGCTCGTGCCAGTGCGTCTGGTCACGGACGGATAGTGCTCCCATGTATGCCTCCGGTATTGTTGTTGTGGGCTTGCAGGCATACCGCTGTCTACGGTTTTATGTCAAGCCCCTTGTAAACATCGTCGAGAGAGCGGGCTAAGATATAGATTCCGCCACGTCTTTCCCATGCGACCTGCCACGCAGCCTGCACCTGACGCTGCTTACCGCGCTGTGCTTTCACCTCGATGGCGAACGCGCGACCCGGGGCGATGACACCCAGCAAGTCCGGGGTTCCCTCCGGCGCCGACTGAATCACGCGAGCGCCACCGTCCAGCGGGCGGAACTTCCCGACGTTGATGCGGAACATCATGATGTCCGTGCGGCGTCCCAGAGCGAGGCGGATCTCGGCTTGGAGGATTGCTTCTTTCATGCCCGTGACTCCACCTTGTAATCCTTCACCACGATGCCGTCCGTGCCGTTGATCATCGCGGCTCTGACCCACGACTTGCGACCAGACTTGTATGTCCGCCAATGGCCACGACGCAGGTGGGCGACCGGTGATGCGTGTGTGCCGCCCTTGCTGACCTCAGACACGCGGCGCTTCCCGGTGATCGTGATGACCTTGTAGGTGTAAAGCGGCTTCTTCCCACGAATCCGGCGCTGCCTCGCGGTCTCGGCGTCGGGGCGGTGATCGATGATCTCGGTGTCGTACTCGGCCAGCGCCTTGCAGAAGTCCATGTAGACAGACAGTTCTTGGCTCACGTTTTCTATCGCCATAGAGGCGTAGTAGTCCAAGGACGTATCGTTCATAATTGCGCCGTCCCACCCCTCTCCAACGGAAAGGATCTCATCGGGGATCTCTCGCGGGTGTGCGCGACTAAGCGAAAGTTGTTTCCCATAGTGAAAGCGCCAATAGACAAAAGGAGGAAACCACTCGGCGCTGTCATCCACATAATAGGCGGGGAACAGGACGACGCTATCGCCTTCCTCCACTGCCATAACCAGACGCTTAGAGGAATAGAATTGGTCGGGTTTTAAATCCCCTCCAATCGACGTGTACTCTATGACAGTAACTGGAAACGGCGGCTTGAGAATGTCGGTGCTCACAAGCACGCACTCCTCGTCGCTTGGCAAAATGAAGCCGTGGTTAGGAAGCTTAAAGTTAATCGCATGCGACTGCAGTCGCTTCCTAAGGCGCTTAAAATACGCGGCCCCTTGAGGGTTTTTTTTCATATACCGCGTCAGGTCATCGCAGAACTCGTCGGAAAAATATCCCATGCTCATTGCAGCGTCATCCCTTCGTTCTCACCGCTCAGGCAATCCATTGCGGCGTTGACCGCTGCGGCCATCGCCACGAAGCACCTGCTGGCCTCCATCTCCTCGATGCCGCGCTCTTCCTGCCACTCATCCAGTGCCCGCAGCAGGCCAACTGACAGCGCCTGTATCAGCGAGAGCGGTATCAAGACCGCATCGAGCTCTGGCTCGTTCCCATCGTCATCTTCCATATCGCTGCCCTCTCTTCTTCGGTTAGCCCGTTCGTGGTCTGAGCGTTGCGTGCCCCCACCTTCTTCGCAATGCGCGCAGCCTCCTGCCCGCAGATAACATTGAACGCCCAGTGCGTCGGGTTCTTATACCCACGCTTGCGCGCGACGCTGGTCAGCACCTTGAACTTGTTCTGGAGCATGCCCTCTGGGGTCGCGACATTCTCCTCACCCTCACGGGCCATCATCACCAGATCGCCATCGACGTGCTTCACCATCCGCGGCTTCACGGGATAGACATGGCCACACACCGGGCAGGTGGGGCTCGGCTTGTGCATGGCAAAGCAGGCGGTGCAGGTCCGAACCGTCTCCGCCTTTTCGCCCTTGCCACGTTCCTGAACGAACCCATCAGCCAGCGACCACTCGCGGTCGTCGTCGATGAACCCATGCCGCGCCGTGTTGCCAGCGTGGTCGAGGATGATGGTCTTCTCCTTGTCAGGGTGAGGACGAATCGCGCGCCCGCATTGCTGCAGGTATAGGCCCAGAGACTTCGTCGGGCGCAGCAGGATCGCCACCTCCACCGCTGGCAGGTCGAAGCCCTCGCTCACCAGATCGCAACTGGTCAGCACCTGCACCCGGCCTTCCTCGAACGCCTTCAGCACGCCATCGCGTTCCTCTTCGTTCATGCCGCCGTCGATGTGGCTGGCCGTGTAGCCAGCCTCCCGGAATTCTGCAGCCACATCCTTGGCGTGCCTCACGCTCACGCAGAACGCGATAGCCTTCTTGCCCGGCGCATACTTCCCGTAGTGCTTGACCGCGCTCCCGGTGATGACGGTCTTCACCATCGCCTCCTCAAGCTGCTTCTGCACGTAGTCGCCCATGCGCGTGCCCACCCCGTTCAGATCCGGCGCGCTCGGCGCATAGACGATGGCGTGGGATAGGAACCCCTGAGCGGTCAATTCAGCCACCGTAGGGCCCATCACCATGTCGTCGAACATCTGACCCAGCCCCTTGCCGTCGAGGCGCTCAGGGGTGGCTGTGACGCCCAATACGCGGGCACGCGGAAAACCAATGACGACCTTGCCCCAGCTGGAGTCAGGCGTGAAGTGATGCGCCTCGTCGCCGATGATGAGATCGAACGGCTGCATGCCTTTGATTCGCTTCACGAGCGTGAACACTGATGCCACGACGACGTTCGCCGTAGGCACGCCGCGATACCCGCCGGTCATCACCGCATGCGCCACGCCGACCTTCTTCAAGGCGGCACTGATCTGCTTCAGCAGTTCGCGGCGGTGGGCCACGATCAGGATGCGCTTGTTGTTCCGGGCCATGCCGGCGGCGATGTATGAAAAGATCACTGTCTTCCCCGAACCGGTCGGGCTGACCAGCAGGGTGTGCTTGTGACCAGAGCGAAAGCTATCGCGCACCGCCTGCACGGCGGATTCTTGGTAATCTCGAAGCTGCATTGTATGTCCTTGTTTGGCAGACACCTTGGCCCGGTCTGCCAGCGGGGGGCGACGTGCCGACTCCCCAATGTTGGAAAGTCTTCCCGGCCCGTCCAAGCTCTGATCAGTCTTTGCGCCGGCCCTTGGCGATACGCCCGGTCTTTCGGTCGCGATGGAACATCGTCTCGCATTCCATCTTTAGCTCGTGAAGCTCACGGCGCAGCTTTCCCTCGACGTGCATCAAGGCAAAGATAGCTGCCAGCAGAGCAAGTGCAATCAGAATAGTCATCGTTCGCACCTCCATATCTCGCTGGACGTAGCCAGATTGCTCGGCCAGCCGGTGTCCTCAGTGAAACTGCGCTCCTCGAACAGCAGCATATTCGTCGGTCGGATCAGGAGCCTGTCCCCCTCCGTCCGCATAAACATAAACTCTTTGCTCTGCTCCGGCGCCGCGCTGAACCCATCGTCCCGCGGGCAAGCCGTGAACAGATAACGCGCGCGGTTATCCGTGCAGTCATAGCGGGCCGTGAGATCCGACAGATACGCATAGCGCACGACGTCGAACTCATGGCCGTAGCAATCCCACACCTGCGCCTGCCTCAGCGTCCAGTGTGGCTGACCGGGCTTGGGACTGAACGCAATCGCATGAGGTGGGACACCGCGGTAAACGGCGCCGCACTCCAGCATGACGTGGCAACCCCAAGCCCGACCCGGTTCACTGCGTATGGCGAACCACACCGCAGGCTCCCAGCCTTCCCCGTCGCGCCGGATCAGGGCGCTCGACACCCAGACATACTGGTGCAGGGGGATGTCCCGGCTACTCATGGCCAGATGTCGTCGTCGTATAGCATGTCCAGCGTCTCCTGCTTGGTCGCCTTGTTACGGACGATGAGAAAGATCGCAGTCGCAAACGTCGCGACCATGACTGCCAGCAGGTATTTGCCCGACATAGTTACCCTTCGATCTTCAGCGGGCAAACCCGGTAGCCGACGTTCAGCACAGTGCCGTTGTCGTAGCGGCAGAAGTGATTGCCGTTGGCATACCACTCAGCGACGAGGTAGCTCGCCAGAGCCAGCGCCGGGGTGGCGGCGGTCACTGCAATCACAGCGGCGATAATCAGTTTCTTCATGATACTCTCCTGTTTCTCAGCTTACTCGTAACGCCACACGCGCACGCCGCCATCGGCCAAGCGGACGACGAACTTCTTACCGTAGCGCCGACCCGCATGTGACGCAGTGCTGGTCATCGAGCGGAGCGGTGCGCCCTCGACGTAGAAGCTCTGCCCCACTTCCAGCTTCGTCCACGGATACTTCGGACGCCGGCTGCTAGGCTGGCGCGCTGCCGGGATTGCGTAACCATCTTCAACTTGGAATGTCATTCTGTCCTCCGGTTTTTTAAACTTATAAGTCACGGCGATACCGCTCGTCCCTAAATATCACGTTTGCTTCAGCTAGGCTAATACCAAACGTGTATGTCAACTCATGCGGCTCACGTTCCATCAGTGTGGAATCAGACCATCCGCGCGCCGTCTGAAGCGCAAGCTCGAAGCCCTTCGATCTCTTCGTCAGTTTCATAACCCTACTGGCCACTCATGCTTCGGTAGAAAAATCCCACGCGACATCGACCCCTTGAAGCGGAGCGAGTTATCGCTCTTCCGCGCACTCGGGTGGCGCAGCAACACGCCCGACCAGCCTTCGTAATAGACCGACGTCTGCATGATCTTGTTCAGGGCAGCGATGCTCTGACCAATCCACACTCCGATCGCCAGCCCATGCTCGATCTCAACCTTCAAGCCGACGCGCGCCAGTGACTCGTCCGCTATCCTCAGACCCACGTCTGCGTTCTCTTGCCGGGTGAAGGCAATCACCAGAAGCTCACCAATCGTCCGGTCTTGCACGCCGTGCAGGGTCTCAACGCGGATCGCACTCTGCACGATGTGGTCGAGCAGCACCCGGTCTTCGCGCTCCGCCTTCACCTGCAGGAACTCGTCGAGGTTCACCGTGTTCAGATACTTCTCGCACTGCTTCATGTCCAAACGCTTCGTCGAATAGAGGCTGTAGCATCCGGCCATCAGCGTCCCCAACTGGTCGCCGATACGGCGGTTCGCCAGCACCGTGGCAATCGTTTCTTTGAAGACCAAGATGTTGTGGCGCAGCGTGAACAGGTTGTGCAGTTGGCGACCCAGCAGGCGCTGCGGCATGTCCCTCGGGATCGACGAGGCCAGCGCCACGAAGTCCTTGAACTCCTCCTCCTTCTTGCGCCGCTCCTGTAACGTGAACGAATCCAGCGGTTTAATCGTCAGCACCGCCGTGCGCGTCAGGTCGGCGGCTTCCTTCAGGCCCACGCCAATCGATGACATCAGGAACGACGACCGCATCGTAAACGCCCGCGCTTGGTGGTTCGCTGACCCCTTCAGGATGCGCCCACGCCCTTCGCTCGACGCCTGTCGCATCAGATCCATCACGGCCTTGCGCCGCGCGGCAGCCGCCATCTTATTCTCTTTCTCGTCGCTCTCCGCCTCGTCGAACACCACAGGCATGGCATCGTTCTGCACCACCTGCCGGATCCCGGCCTCGGTCGTGGCGCCCAGCGGATAGATCGCCAGATCGCCAAGGCATGCCCCGGCCACCGTGTTCACCACCGTGGACTTCCCTGACCCTTGGTTACCCGTGACCCACGCATGGGTGCGCCAGTCCAATCCGCCACACACCACCGCCGTTGCAATCCAGCCAGCCAGCAGGTCGCCATAGATCGGCGCATCCCACCGCACCTTGCCACACAGTTCGCGGATCATGCGGCCATCGTCGTCGCTCGCCATCGTCTCAAAGTTATCGACGTTCAGGATCAGGTCGCGGCCCTTCTCGTAGATCCAGCCGCTCTTCAGGCGAACGTGAGACACCTCGCGCGTCGGCGCTTCAGGGCGGCTGACCAAGAGCTTGTTCCCAGAATTGAGGATCGCCCTCGGCCCATCCCTTTCGTCAAGCCAGATGCCGCGCCCGCGCAGCTTGGTCGGATCATACACCCCGGCCTTGTGACACTGCTCCATCAGCATCACGCCAGATGCAACCCAGTCCACACCCTTGCCGTCTTCTTTGCCCTGCAGCCGACCCCAGTGATTGACGTCACCATAGACGTTCATGCACCCCTTCTGGCTCATCAGG